GAGAAACGTCATGCAACTGGCAATGGTCGGGCTGACGCAAGAGCAAATGGGCAAAATCCTGGGTATAGCTCCGATGACACTCCGCAAGTATTATGCGGACGAAATTGATAACAGCAAAAATCGGATGAACGGCCAAATCGCAATGGGCCTAGCCCGTCGAGCACTCGACGGCGATACCATCAGTTCGATCTTTTGGCTCAAAGCACAGGCAGGTTGGCGCGACCAGCACGTTAAAATCGATCAAAACGTGCAGGTGGTAGACACCGCGAAACACCGTCTATTAGATATGCTGCGAAGTTCAAAACCTCTTATTGATCACACCCCTCAAAATAAAAGTTGACGGGTCGGAAATAATGCTTTAGGCCTTTCCAAGTCGATTGGAATTGTCCAGTTGACCTTATAAGGATAATGATCATGCAAGCCACGCCGCGCCCAATATCTGAAATTGCTCGCGATATCCGGCAAGATTGGAAAAACGTCAACTATGCTGCAAAGCCATATCTTGCAGCAATGTTTGACCTTTCCTCGATCACCGATAGTTATGGCTGCGACAATGCAAGAAGCGTTGTCCGTTACTTCCTTTGCAATGCCAGCACCTGGCGTGGCTCCATTGCTAAGAGCATCAAAGCAGAATTGAAAACCCTGTAGGCTTAACAGAAGGCAAAGAGAAGGCCCCCGATCAATGGGGGCCTTTTTTATTGTCTCGTGCGCTATGGCCTAGCTAATCAGGCAGAGGGCATAGAATAGAAGCACTCCGAGAATACCCGCCGTCCATGCTAGCAGCATGCTTACGATGTCGCGCATTATGCGGCCTCCTTTCTTACGCCATAGTCTCGAATGATAAAGGCCGATTGCATGGCCTTGGCCTTGCGGCCTTTAGGCGTCAAACCGACAATAACGCCCGTCCTAGGGTCTAAATGCCGCAAGTCGTGAAGGTCGCCATTAATAACCTCATGGCCTTCATAGGCCGTTGGGAGGCCTTCACCAAAGATTACCGCAACATTGCAACCTGTTTTTAAAAGTCTAGAACAAGTTCCCCAATTTTGACCGCTAAACGAAAAGGTCAGGTGTAGATTTTTAGGAGGTGAAATCATACGAACGGCAATTTTTGTATAGTCCACAAATTGCACAAGCGGGAACAAATCAAACAATGTGACGTTGCGAAGCTTGCCATAGTCAAACCTGATACGTTCCCACGTTATGTCTTGAGAACCATTAAGGCGTATGCATAGCGCCTTGCCAGTGTCTGAGGCCTTGCCTTGAAGCTTGCCGATATCGTCCGCAAGGCGGCCGCAATAGGCCTTGGTATCCTCAAAGAACAATTCGGCCTTACGCTTCCTGCTTTCCCGGACACTATTGGTCCCGTTCTCTAGATCGGCCACCATTGCAGCTTGTCCCGAGTACTTGCCAAGGCAGGCTGCAATGCACTCAGGTGACGCGCCTGCACATAAGTTGCCTTTACCGCCACTAGTGTGAGGGGCCATATAATGTATGGCGTTTAGGTATCCGTATGCGTCCGCTTTGATTGCTTTGGCGCTATCGGTTGAAAACAATTTGGGAAGGTACATGTTACCACGCTCCCAATACTTCGAGCGCCATGCGGTCACGGTCAAGTCTGCGAACATCTAGGTTCTTTATAAGCGCCTCTACTGCATCAAATATTTCGCGATGTTCTGGGGACATAAACAACAAATGCCCGATCCCTAACTTGTATGGATTAGCCTTCGCTACAAGAGCTTGCCATGCGGCGGCTTCCGGTGTGTCCATTGGCGGGCATTGTGCCTTTAGTTGCCCACGGTTTTTGCCACGCGATACCAAAGCATTCTGCATAGCTAATTGAACGGTTTCTTTATCTATTGCCATTGCCATTATCCTTATCATTCACGGCCATCATTGGCCGCGCCCGTATCCTACCACGCGCCCGTACCGTAGTGTCAAGCGCCTTATGCGGGGAATAAAAGGTATTGATCTATTCAAAACGGTATCCTGATACCGCTTAAGATATACCGCTTGACAATGCGAAAACGGTACCAGGATACCGCACCGGCATTTATAGTTCTTGACTATGCGTTAATGGTATCCAGATACCGCTCAAGATATATCGCTTGACATAGTGGAAACGGTATCCTGGTACCGCGCTGTTACAATTTAGCTCTTGACATGCTGGTAATGGCGTGATACGTTAAGCGGGGTGAAACTTCTGCGCGTTTTGGTCGAATGATCGACCCCCCACCCCACACAATTCGCCGCGAAGAAAATATTTATATAAGCCCCACACCTCCCGCAATTTTACAAAAAGGACCTCCCTCATTTCCCATTTCTTCCCCACTTCATACTCCCCCCGGCTTGTGTTATTTTGGTTGCCTGTTTGAAACTTTTTGGCGAACAAAGGCTCGTTATGACGGAACCCACGCTTGTGTCTAGCGAGTCCAGCCCTCCTGTTTTGCCCCCGAAGCAGGAGGGTACCCCCCGCCAAATTTTTCAAAAAGAAAAAGCCGAGAAGACGGCTCGCACCAAGGCCAACAATCAGATGATTACTTTGGCAAATGGGGCCAAGGTTTCGCGGGGTGATTTGTTATCTTTATCGTTGCCTGACTTGGCGCGGTTTGTATGGCGGGACAATTGGTTCAAGACTGGTCGGCCTAACCAGCATCCTCCCGAGGATGTGGACTGGACGGTTTGGGGTGTTGTCAGTGGGCGTGGTTGGGGGAAGACGCTGACGGCTGCTCAGTGGCTGGGGTGGCAGTGTGCATGGAAGCCCAACACGATTGGGCATGTGATTGCGCCGACGTTGAATGACACGAAGCATGTGTGTTTCGAGGGGCCGACTGGGTTGCTCAAGGTCATGCCGGAGGATGTCATTAAGGATTACAACAAGAGCAGTATGTTGATCACCCTTGATAACGGCTCGACCATCCGGGGGTTTTCTGCGGAGGAGCCAAACCGTCTTCGTGGTCCGCAGTGTGCGGTGGCATGGTGTGATGAGTTGGCTGCGTGGCAGGACGCGGACGAGACATGGGACATGATGATGATGGGGCTACGTCTTGGCCCGCATCCACAGGTTATGTTTACCACCACACCCAGGCCCGTGGAGATTATGAGGCGGTTGCTTCAGGACAAGAGTGTGCAGATTACGCGGGGTTCGACGTATGAGAACCGGGCTAATTTGCCGGAGTCATTTTTCAAACAGATCCAGCAGTATGAGGGTACTCAGTTAGGGCGGCAGGAGCTGTTGGGTGAGTTGATTGATCCCGAGGAGAGTGGGGTTATCAAGCGGGCATGGTTTAAGTTGTGGCCTGCCAAGCGCAGCTTGCCGAGGTTTCAGTGGGTTGTGTTGTCATTGGACACGGCGTTCACCGAGGCGACGATTGACAAGAAGACGGGCAATGCTGACTTCACGGCGTGTTCTGTATGGGGTGTGTTTGACCATGAGGGTCAGAACAACATTTTGTTATTGGATGCGTGGCAAGAGCGGCTGGGGATGCCTGATCTTATTGCCAAGGTTAAGAAGGAGCTGAAGAAGGCGTATGGTGACCCGGACGCGCCTTTGATTAAGCCACTCTTTGGGCCGAAGCAGACATTGATGGCAGGAAGGGTACCGGACATTGTGTTGATTGAGGACAAGGGGTCGGGGATCTCGCTCCGGCAGATGTTGGACAGGGAGGGCATACGGGCGTATGCTTATAACCCAGGCAGAGCGGCCAAGATTCAGCGTTTGCACATGGTCAGCCATATCTTTGCAAACAAGATGGTTTGGTTGGTTGAGAGTGACAAGAGTCCTGGTCGTCCGAGGAATTGGGCGGAGCCGTTGTTGGCTCAGTTGTGTTCGTTCACGGGCGAGGGCAGCTTGAAGCACGATGACTTTGTGGATTGCACGACTCAAGCCATACGTTTGTTGGCTGACAAAAGGTTTTTGGAAGTTGTCCCAAAAGATAAACTACCTAACATTGTCACGCCTCTTAAGCAGCGCATCAACCCCTATGCGGCTTGAACGGGCAACCGGCGAGCAAGTACTGGGGCGGTTGTATCCAACGCCGTTTGGGGTTGAGGGTGTAATTGTTGATTACACTGAGCAGCCAGATTGTGTGATTGATACTCTTACGTTGCGTATGCCGGAGGGTGTCGAGGTTTTTGCT